TCTCTGGATGCTCTAGTTAATGATTGTACAATTTTTGCCATTATAAAATACTTCCTATTCCTCGACCTAATGATTGTAAAGGTCCAGCTGCATTTTCTTTCCTTGAACCCATAGGATCAACACCAGGTGCAAAGCTACCAAGTAATCCTCCTAAACCTGCGTTTGAATCAGCTGCAGCTTGTAAAGGAGCAGAGCTAACGCCATCGGCATCTGGGCTAAGTACCGGCCTAACACCACCTGGTCTGCCATTGTTAAAAGTACCTGAAGTAAATGATTGTAATGGTTGTGGTTTTGTATTCATCATTCCACCCATTTCACCTGGATTTTCCTCAGTAGGATAACCACCTGTTTGAATAACCGTATCTGCCCAAGCTCTATATTCTGGAGTTTTATATGCTCTATTTATAAGAGACATTTGAACTTGATCTACTAATTCTTGACCTGTAAGTGTTTGACCCGCATTTCCTGTTTTAACTTGACCTCCAATTGAACTTATTACTGGACCTGCAAGCTCAGGATTACCTGGTACTCTACCCTGTTGAGGACCATCAGGAATTTGGCCACCTCCAATTGAATTCATAGGAGGTATGGCTCCATTAGAATAATCAAAATCTTTAAACATCCCACCAGGTTGACCTGGTTCTTGAGGTACTGTAGGTGCTGTAATTGGAGAAGCCTGATCCATGCTACCACCAAAAAGAAGACTGCTACCGGGACCCTGGTTATTAGCATCTTCAAAATTAGAAGTGAAACTAGGACCTCCTGCTAGACTTGATCCACCACCAGGAGAGTCCGAACCTAAATCAGATTCAGCTTTCTGTAATGAAGCATTGATACCTTGTAATTGTTGTTCAGCAGATTGTACGCCAGAACTTAAAGTACCTAGTCTTGAGTAAATAGGTCCGCCTTCTGCGTATCCTGCTCTACCGCCGTAAAAATAACCCGTTCTTCCTCTACCGGAATTATTAGAAAAATTTTCATTAGTACCTGTATTTTGAGAAGCAAAATCCCCACCTCCACCACCTGAACCATTGCCACCACCTGCTGTATAAAGGGATACAGGTGTCGTAGTTTTTTTAGGTGCCGTATCTTTTTTAGGTGCCGTATCTTTTTTAGGTGCCGTATCTTTTTTAGTATCTTTATTTCTGTTAAGGTAACCTGCTAAAGTTCTATAAGAACCAAAACTCCCTGGCTTAGCCCTATCAAATCTGTTGGTACCGTAAGTGGGACTTGATGGATCATTATCATAGAATTCATTTGCTTGACCTGGGTTTGCGTAATTGACCCCATCCATAGTATACACGCCACCTTTAAAAGATCCTCTTGGATCGAATTGTTCATAATTTTTACCACCCTTTAAAAACCCAAGTGCCATTCCAACAGGGCCGCCGATTAAGCTACCAAGACCAAGTCCTTTCGCTGCACTTGTTGCCCAACCCGGTAAATTTGAACCCGCCTGTTTTGCTCTACTAATCATGTTAGCTATAAAACCTTTTTTATCTTCTTCTTCTTCAAACGCACTTTCAGAATAATTTTCAAAACCTTTATCTCCAACTTGTGGGCTCTTACTCATGTTGTTAAAAATTTTTGGGTTAGCTATTTTACTTAAATCCCCATTAATAGTTCTTACTCCTGGTGATGACATAATATTATTTCTTATACCGTCGTACGTAGAAAATCTATTGTTGTTATATGTGTAATTTGCTGGTGCATTTGGGTTAACACCTTCTGCCGCCAATGCTGCAATCATATCTTTTTCATCTTGAATATTTGCATTAAATTTTTTACCTTGAAAAGTATTGCCTTTAACAGAATAATTATTATCAAGGTTTTCCATTTGTATAGAATTATCAGGAAAAGAATTGGTATATTCAAAACCACCTTCGTTACTTTGAAAACCACTTGGATAAGTCCCACCCGCTTTTTCTAACATTTGTTGTGCTTGTGGAGAATCAGCACCGTATTTTTTAGCCATATCCATATAAGTCATTTTAGGATCGGGAAGAAAAGAATTATTGTAATTAATACCACCGCCACCACCAGAGTTTGCAAAAGCATTTGTATTTACAATACCTTCATCAACTACAGGATCATTTGTTGGATCACTTGTTGGAAGATTAAGACCTAGTCTATATTGTTCTTGAGGAAGAAACTTGTATTGTTCATAAAGTTTTTGATCTGCTGCATTATAAAATTTTACCATTACCTCATTCCTCCTGGTGCAATATCTAATCTAAATGTACCTAGTTTCCATTTCTCATCTTTACCAGTATTAGAAACTTCTACTGCAATTGATCTAGCTCTTATTCTAGTACTTTTAAAAGTTGTTGCTGAAGTAGTATCAAAATTTGTAGTAACAGGTGTACTGTTAGGATAATTTCTAGTTGTAAAACTTACTTTTGTCGTACCACTCTGTTCAATAAAATCTGGTATAAATCTACTAATTCTCATAATGTATTCACCGTCTCCTCTAAGATCAGGTGTCCCTACTGCTTGACCTGTATTACTTCTTTTTTGAGTAATATCAAAATCACCAGAAAGAATGTTAGCTGGAATTGCTGTAACCACTCCTCCTGCATCAACCTGATTAGTCCCTGTTTCCTGCTCATAGTATATAGTACTTCCGTCAGTATTTCCAGTAACATCGAATGAAGCATTATCAGTAGCGTCATAGTACGTAGCATGAGGTTTTTCATATACTGCTGAGTCTTGCCAAGCAGTTCTATCAAGGCTACCCACAGTCCAAATAGGTCTTTGAGAAGATGAATCCAGGTAATTATATGTAACCACCCTATTAACTACAGCAGAACCAGCACTACAATAGAACCAGTTTATTTCTCCAAATAGATTGTTTACGCCAGCATTAAATAAATCTTTTGGTACAGTATTAATACCTAGTCCCGGATCAACTGAGTAAACAAAATCTTCTACTAAACAAGGCATAGATTTTAACTGACCATCATAATTAAAGAAACCATTCTCCGACATCCAGTAAGCTGAACCATCAACTTCAACAGCTGCGTTCTTTCCAATCAAACCACAGTTGGTTCCTGCTTGTTGAAATGCAAAAGTAAAAGGTTGTCCAACGAATTGCATTAAAAATAATGCAGTATCGGTCCATATATAGATTGCATCCCTACCTTTAATAGCAGACATAATCTTAGATCCTGCAGCAAGTCTTTGAGATCCCGCAGTATTCTCAGCTCTAATGGTGTACTGATTGATATCTTCCTGTGAAGAAAATCTTATAAACATATCGTCTTGTGTATTTTTATCTCCAATAGTTGTTTCAGTGCCAAAGAAAACTAAGTGTCTATCTGGTGTTGATACCAATACATGACGTGATGCTGTTGGTGCACCAGCAATAATGGTTGCTCTAGTGTTAACGGCATTAGTAGGTCCAGCATCCCATTCAAAACATTCACCGTTATAAATAAGAGCAATTAATTTTGTACCAAAATTATCTAAAACCCATAAACCTGGGTTAAGTGTAAATTGATTAGAAGATGAGGCTTGACCCCAACCATTAAAATTTGAAACATCTGTTATTGTTGCACCGGCACTATGGGTTGCAGCAGTAGTCCCACTAGTTCCTCTAGCACCACCAGTTAAAGTTCCTGTTCCCGTGTTATTGGCAGTGTAAGTAATAAACTCTGCTCCTATTTGTATTGTCCCGGCAGCGGGAAATCCTACTGAGCTTGTTAAGACAACTGTAGTTCCTGTTGTATTTGTTAAAGCAGTTGCAAGAGTTGTTGTAGCCGCTCCTGGAGCAGTACCACCAAATAAACCTGTACCCCAACCAAAACCACTTTGTTGTATAGAAGGACCAACTGTATAATAACACAGTACCGAAGCAGAACCTGCGTTGGTTAAAGCAGTGCCTGATTCAGTTGTTGCCATTGTAATTGTAAAAGATGTAGATGATGGCACGGAAGTCACCATAAATTTTTGATCTTCAAATGTTGCATTTGTAAATGTAGATCCAGATAAACCTGAGACAGTATCAAATAATACTATATCATCGTCTTGTAAACCATGAGATGAAGAAAGTGTTATAGTAACTGTTGCTGAATTTGATGTACTTGTAAAATTAGCTCCAGTAATAGTAACTCTTATTGGGTGTATGTCGTAGAAAGCCCCTTCAGAAAAAACATAAAGAATTCTGTTAGTCCCTATTGCGGAGTATTTTTCGTTAATATTATTGTTCCAGTTATGGATAGCTCTTCCGGCACCGGTTAATTTACTGCCACCTAGTTGTTCCCAACCACCAATTTTTTCAGGACTACCATATCTAAAACGTACATTATCACCATCAAACCATTGGCCCTCGGCCCCGGTCTCTGTGACTTGTTTATTAAATCCTGGTGCAAATCCTAATTTTTGTAGCATAAATTAATCCCCAGTTTAAAATATACTAGATTACTAGTTATTTCAACATGTCTTATTGGTAGAGATTAAATGTACTATGATGCTGTGTAGGCTTTACCAGCAGTG